CACGACATCGGGTCGTCCGTGAGGTCCAAGGACTTGCTCAACCACTTGTTCGACCCGAAGTTCGACTCCTCCAACTCGGTGGTCACCATGTTCGAGGACTTGATGTCCATGGCGGAGACCGACAGCAGGGAGGACGTGTACAAGAACCCGTTCAAGTTCATCTCGGACTTCATGAACAGGGTGGACAACCCCTTCAAGGCCTTCAAGGACTACTTGGACTTGAACTACAAGTCCATGAAGTTCGTCAAGATCAACATGATCTCCGACTTCTACGACGGGGGGAACATGGAGGAGAACATCCTCAACATGTACAGGACCAGGACCAACCCGTCCTACATCTACGAGAGGAAGGACGAGATGATGTACAAGAACGAGACGGTCCTGCAGTTCTTGACCAAGATCTCCTTGAGCATCCCGGACAACGACACGTACTTGACCGAGGAGATGTCCAAGATAACGAACCAGGACAACAAGATGACCAGGGTGATGAAGATCTCGGCGTTGTCCAGGGACAGGTGGACCAACTCCTTCACCATGGACTACAGGAGGATGGAGTACAAGAAGTTCAAGGAGAACGGGGACCTGAACGAGGTGTGGACCAACTTGAACATCCTGATCAGGGCCAAGCACATCAAGAACATGATCGCCCTGTACATCTACTCCACGGACGACATGGACAAGGACCCGGCCAACAGGTACATCATGTCGATGTTCTCCAAGGACATGCTCAAGTACACGAACGAGGGGAAGGAGTTGAGGTTCATGACGATCGCGAACGTCAGCGACATGTACTCGGTGAAGTACAACAAGACGAACATCAGGTTCAGGTCGTACATCAAGAGGAGCCACACCGACTGGAAGATGATGCTCCAGATCTCCGCCTCCAGGAACTCCGTCTTCAAGAGGGACGACTACGCCACGGCGGAGTTCATGATCCTGAAGGACTCCTACACCGTGGACAACAAGACGCTGATGGACATGAACATCTACGACTTGTACGACGACCCCATCAAGGTGTC